ATTATTCTCGCGGGTCTTGACCCGGCAACCAGCGGGCATACGGCTGCCGTGGTGATAGGTCTTGATATCAAAACCCAGAAGCGGTATGTGCTGGATGTGTTCAATAAGCCCGGTGTCACGCCTGAGGCTATGCGAACAATGATTAAGGAATGGACAGAAAAGTACAAGGTCAGCGAGTGGCGGATCGAACGGAACGGCTTCCAGGGGTTCCTTGTTCACGATAGGGAACTGAATGAGTTTTGTTCTAGCCGTGGTTCGTTGATTAAGCCGCACTTCACGGGTCAGAATAAGCATGACGCTGACTTCGGTGTCGCATCCATGACGGTGTTGTGGAACGGCTGGGAAGACGGGTATCAACTGATTGAGTTGCCCAGCACGCACGGGCAGGAGTCCTGCAAGCAGATGATTGAGCAGCTTGTGACGTGGCACCCGGACGCGCCGAAGAACCAGAAGACCGACATTGTGATGGCTCTCTGGTTCGCGGAACTTGCGTGCCGGGATCGGGTGACGCTCGCATCAAACTACACGAGGTCGCATGTGCGGAACACGTTCTTGACTCCGTGGGATAAGAAGCAGCAGACAACTGTGAGCCTCCTAGAAGCAGAAGCATCAGGGGCTTGGACCCCTATCGGGGCGTAGGAGGATTCTTTGAGTATGCCATTCGCGGAAGCGAACTACATTGACGAACCAGGCAACAACAGTAGCCTGCGTCAAATCAAGTCACAGTATGACCGCATGAAGTCCCGCTGGGCTGAACGTGACAAGCGCATGCAAGACGTGCTTGCCGTGCGGCAGGGCCGCATGCGTGACGTGTACCCCGAGCTGTTCCCTGAGGGTCCGTTTGACCGTGGCATTGTGGCGAACATGGTGGATGTTGCTGCCCGTGACCTCGCTGAGGTTATGGCACCGCTACCTGCGTTCAACTGTGCGTCCGCGAAGATGGTGTCGGACAGTGCACGCGAGTTCGCGGAGAAGCGCACACGCATCGTCAACGGCTACCTTGACTTCGCTGACGTGCAACGTCAAATGTATACCGCCACCGACCGCTACTTCACGTATGGTTTCGTGCCAGCGATGGTCGAAATCGACGCGATGAACATGATGCCCCGCATCACGTTCATGGACTCCATCGGCTCCTACCCGGTCTTTAACCGCTGGCATGAGATCGAAGCTGGGTTCTTCTCATTCTACAAGACCCGCGATGAACTGATCGCCATGTACCCGGACGCTGAGAGTTCCATCAAGCAGTCGTCCACGGGTAACGAACTGATTGAGGTTGTGCGTTACCACGACGCTAAGGTGGACATGCTGTTCCTGCCTGGCCGTAACGCTGTCGTCCTAGAGTCGGTGAAAAACCCTATCGGTGAGTGCCTGATTGAGTGGACTCAGCGACCGGGCGTGGACGATGATTCGCATGGTCAGTTTGATGACGTGCTCGCGGTGCAGGTCGCTAAAGCCCGCTTCGCGCTACTAAGCCTGGAAGCCGCACAGAAAAGTGTGCAGGCTCCTATTGTTCTTCCGCCTGACGCGCAAGAGTTGGCGCTAGGGCCGGATAGTGTAATCCGAACCGCTAATGGTGAGCGTGTACGTCGCGTACCGATTGAGGTGCCGAACAGTGCGTTCGCTCAGCAGGGCGTGTTGGATCAAGAGTTGCGTCAAGGTTCACGCTACCCCGACGCTCGCACTGGCGAGGTTGAGGGTTCTATTGTGACCGGGCGAGGTGTGCAAGCCCTCATGTCAGGGTTTGACACGCAGATCCGCACTGGTCAGGCGATGTTCGCCAAGACTTTCCAGAACCTTGTACGCAAAGCCTTCATGGTCGATGAGGCACTGTTCGGGTCGGAGAATAAGACGATCCGTGGTAACAGTGACGGGACACCATACGAAATCAAGTACCGCCCGGAGAAGGACATTAAGGGCGATCACACTGTTGATGTTCAGTATGGTTTGATGGCTGGTCTTGACCCGAACCGCGCATTGGTGTTTGGGTTGCAGGCTCGCGGTGATCGTTTGATTAGCCGTGATTTCCTTCGCAGGCAGATGCCGTTTGCGTTGAATGCGTCCGAGGAAGAGCAGCGCGTCGATATTGAAGAGATGCGTGACGCGCTTAAGCAAGCAGTAGCGGGTTACTCGCAGGCGATTCCTGTTCTGGCTCAGGCCGGTCAGGACCCTGGCGAGATCCTTTCGCGCTTGTCCGAGATTATCCTTGGCCGTCAGAAGGGCCGACCTATTGAAGAGGTCGTGTCGGAGGCGTTTGCACCGGAGGAGATGCCCACACCACCGGGGGTTGAGTCCCCAGGTGAGGAAGCCGCAGGGATGGTCGGTGCCCCTGGTGAGGCTCCCCCTGGTGGTGGCGGGGAAGACCTGGAGGGTTTGTCGTCTAGCGGTCTTGTGCGTGGTGTCGCGCAGGGTCAGGCGGGCATGCCTGCTGGGGGTCGCCCTGATTTGCAGATGCTTATGGCTTCGCTTGGCGCTAGCGGGGAACCGAATCTTGGCGTCGGTATTAGCCGTCGTCTACCTATCTAGGAGTTAGTTATGTGCGTTTCGTGTGGATGCTGGATGGACACTACCGGCAAGATGGGTGGGGACGGTAATCACCCTGAGAACTCTAGTGTTATGCCTAATGTAAAGACTACGGTTTCACCTTTGGCTAAGCCGTTGGGTCGTAAGTACAGTGAAGAAGATTAATACTCGTCAACCACTTGCAAAGGCTAAGATGGCTGGTGCTAAGAAGGCTGCCCGGAAAGCGTTTTGGGATAAGCCGAATCCTAAGAAAAAGTCAAAACCGTTGACTGCAACGCAGAAGGCTGCTGCTAAGGCGCGGGCGAAAAAGGCGGGGCGTCCGTACCCGAATCTTGTTGACAATGCCGCCGTCAAACGAAGGAAGAAGTAAAATGGCTGAAGAAAAAAAGTCAAAGAAGCAGGCAGCCGCAGCTAAGCGTGGTTACCCGACTACATTAGCAAAGGCTAATCTGGAAAAGGGTAAGGTTCGCGCAGGTAAGGGCAAGGGAACCACCGCGCAACGCAAGGGTCAAAACATTGGTGTAGCTGACGGCACCATTAAGTTGGGTCGGGGCGGCAGGTCCTACAATGTTTACGATGCAAAGACCGGAACTTGGAAAAAGGGTGTTGTGAAGACAGCTAGCCCCTCCAAGCCAAAGTCTAAGTCGGGTGGCGAGCCGCCGAACCGTTCGCAAAAGGCCGCGAAGGATAAGGCCGCTAGCAAGGACATGCGAATGGGTTACAACTACTCCACGAAGTACGGCAAGCCCGCGACACCGTATTCTAACCGTGGTGCAACGGTGAAGAAGACTGCTGGTCAGCCGAAGGCTATGCGCCCGTCTGGTGGGCCTACTCGTTACGCTCGCTCCTCTAACAAAAAGAAGTAATGCCGGGTAGAAAAGGTTCGTCTGGAAGCAATTATGCTAAAGGCGAGCCGCCTAATCGAACCAAAACAAATAAGCGCAATTTGAAATTGACTCGCCCGTATAGCAAGTCAAACCCAAAGCCGAAGAAGGAAGGCCGACCCTATAAGGGTTCTAAGCCTCCTGCTATGAAAAAGGTTGCACGTAAATCATCTAAAGGTAGATAATGGCTGCTAAGAAAGATCCACGCCTAGAACGAGCAGGCGTTTCGGGATACAACAAGCCGAAGCGCACACCTAACCACCCCACCAAGTCGCATGTTGTTGTGGCTAAGGAGGGTGACAAGGTGAAGACGATTCGTTTTGGGCAGCAGGGCGTTATGGGCGACAAGAAGCCTACGAAACGTCAAGCGTCTTTCAAGGCACGTCACGCAAGTAATATTAAAAAGGGCAAAATGTCTGCCGCGTATTGGGCCGATAAGGTCAAGTGGTAGGTATGCCTGAGAATAAGCCGAAGCCGAAACTTACGGCTCAGCAAAAATATAATCAGTTGAAGCGGCAAACGGAAGCCGCTGGCATGAAGGTGACAGAGAAAGACGGCAAGATCGTTGTCACTCGTAAGTCAAGAACTAGCAAAGGGAGAAAGTAATGCCGCAGCCTAACAAGGGCACGCACGGTAAGCCGCACACCGCCCCTCCGATGATGGGACCGGCTGGAAGCGCACCGAATCACGCCGACAAGGTGAAGTTTGGGATGCACACTAAGGGCACTAAGGGCAAGGGCAACAAGTAGATTCGAGGTAGAAAGGCAATATGATGAGGATTCCAGCGCGGGATATGAGTGTTCATGTTGCCTACCTTGACTTGCATCTTGCGATAGTCGCGCAGGGGGTGTCATATTCGCCCGATGTGGCTGATGACATGGTTGGACGCATGGGCAGACTCCTTGACGAGTCGCTTTTGCATTTAGCTGAGTATGGGCTGCTAGATACTGAAGAAGAGGAAGACGAGTTCGGTCCTGTCCCAGACAGGGAACTTGTTGACCCTAGGGTTATTTACGTGGAGGACGAAGATGGCTGAGCGTCAGCAAGGCGGTCGGAGGACCCCAAGAAGCCCTGCCCCAGTTTCGGGTCCAGGTAGTTTGTCGCAGCGCACGGACGGCGGGCCGCAGCAAGTGCAGCCTAGTGTTTCTGGTATGCCGTATGGCGAGAATCAGGAACTTGAAGAGATGCAATCGGCTGCTCCTTTGAGTGCTTCTTCGTCTGCTCAGTCTCCACGGGCACGTCAACGTCAGGCTCGTAGCACTGGTCGTAAGGCTGGTGACATGGGTGCGACTCCTTTAATGTCGCCTACGCAGCGTCCTGATGAGCCTATTACTGATGGCGCGCCGTTTGGCCCTGGTGCGGGTCCGAACACTTTGCCGAACTCGAAAGAGCAGGCTTCGCGGGATGCCCAGATGATTGCTAAGTATCTTCCTGATCTTATGCAGATGGCGGAGGCACCTGATACGCCTGACGGGTTTAAGCGCTTTGTTCGTTATTTGCGGAATGTGAGCCGATAGTGCCAAGCTTTATTAACAACATTGATGCCGTAGTTAAGTCTATCGGCACTGAGGATGTTGGCTTGGTGTGGGGTTTAGCTAACGTGCATTGGGCTAACGAGCAGGAACGGGATTCTTTTTTGACGGAAATTACTCGCAGTGGCTAAAAAAGGAAAAGAAACCCTTTCTATGGATGACTACCAACGAACTGAGCGTTGGGTAGATTTTACTGTCGGTCCGGGCACGCTGGAGCTTGCGCCGCAGCCGGTGCAACCTGGTGCTGCTGTAGCGCCTGGTGGTAGCGGTTCTTCCGCTGGTGAAGTTGAGGGCCTTGGTGACCCTAGGGATTTTGATGAGAACTTCCCTATTGAGCGTCCCGATGTTCCTGACATGGAAGAAAAACTTCCTCCCGAGGCTGAAGGTGGTATCCTTGGCGGTTTTCGTCAGTTTATGGACAACATTTGGTTCGATGATCTTGGCGGTAACCTCCGGGGCGAGTCGGGTTGGCTTGCCAACATTCCTTTGTATGAGGAAACGGTTGGTAATGTTTTTGAGGCTGGGCTGACAGCAGGCAGTTCAGCAATTGACGCTATCGATTGGGGTAGCACTCAACTAGGCAGGCTTATTACTGCCGCTGTTTCCGCTGCTCCTGGTGGTATTCAAACTCTTACGTGGGATGAAACTTCTCAAGTTTCAACCATGCAAGCTGCGATTACTTCTGTGGGTCTTGAGTCTAAAAGAATACGCGAAGGCGGGTTCCGCCCTAGCGATGTTCTTCTTTTTGCTAATCCAATAACTTCTCCGTTTATTCTTGCTGGTTACGCCGCGTCAGATAGCCCTATTCAGCAAGAGGGTTTCGATATTCTTGATAAAGAAGCAAAAGATGCTGCTTTCTCTCAAGGGTGGGAGCGTTTCTTTTCGGGTCTTGGCGACGCGGGTGTTCGTGTCGGGACTGATCCGCTAATCATTCTTGGCGGTGGGTCAAGTGTTCTCCGATACGGCACTAAAGCCGGAAAGTTCGGGGGCTTTTCTAACCAGCAACTTCGCACGTCAGCGCAAGTTGATCGGTTCGGTCGGACACTTGACGAGCAGGCCGCGCTAATTGATGATCTTGGTGTTGAAGGTGCCCGTCAAAGTGGTCGCTTAACGAGTGAGGGCGAGAACCTTATTCGTGCGATGCAAAACGATGCTGCTGGTAACGCTAATCACATTTGGACCAAGAGCAGCAATAATGAGCGTGCCATGCAAGATCTGCTTGGCCGAACCAGTATTGACAATCCCCGTGAGGCCGCTGCCGTTGTTGGTGCCCTTTCGGGTAGGGCGCAATCGTGGCGCGAGTTGCGGCAAATGAATCCGCAAATGTATGATGATGTGGCGCTGGCTAATGGTTTTGATCTTGCTAGTTCGCTTCCTTCCGCCCAGCAAGTTGGCCGTCTTGATTTTGTTCCGAGTTATTCTGACGACACCCTTAAAGTTTTTGATGACATTGTTAAGCAAGCTGAAGAGGCCGCAGCACTACCGGCTACCCTTGGTGCCGGTGGGCAGGTTCTCACTCGCGGTGGTGCGCGTGGTCGCCTAGAGAGCCTTACTCGTGCCGCTGGTGCTTGGCGACAAGGCGCAACTAGGACACAGTTCCAACGCAAACCATTTGGGACAGCAGGAGAATCATCAACCGTTGGCCGTAACGGTGGATGGGTTTATGACTTCATCGAAGGCACTAGCGCATCCCGCCCGATTACTGCTGTCCGCTGGGTCGGGCGCAGCACACCGGCTGGTGTTTTGTTTTTGAAGGGTCAGGATCTTCGGTCTTCTAACCGCGAGTGGGCTGCTTGGCTTCGCAAGTCACCACTAGATCAACAAGAAGCCAACCGATTTTACGTGCGTTACGTTGGCGCTAAGACCGTGCAAGAGCGAACTCGTATTGTTGATGAGGCTGAAGAGGCCGTCGTCACCCAGATCGCTTTCAAGAATGACATTAACCCTGAAAATGCGAAGAAACTGTACGAAGGGTACCGTGCCCGCAGGTCTTATGCTTTGCGTCAGGCCAGGTCCACTGAATCTAACTTTTACATTGATGACCAGACTGGTGAACTTGTTAAGGTTCCTAGTTTCTACGCTGAACTTGACCAGGCAGTTCCGCTGCTTGACGTTAAAATGTTTAACCGTGTCGCTAAAGACAACAAGACTTGGCTGCGTTCCGTCGAGGACGTTACTCTTGCCGCTGACTACGTAAACAGTTTGTGGAAGATCAGCGTTCTTTTGCGCCTTGGTTACACTCAGCGTAACGTTGTTGAGGGCGCTCTTCGTTCGTTTGCTGTCCTTGGCATGGTTGCTGCCAATCCGCAGGCGTGGAAGAACGCTCCTGGCAACATTCGCTATGTAAGAAAGTCACGCAAAGCAAAGAAGTCCCTTAAGCAAAAAGAAAAAGCCCTTTCGGAAAAGTATCAGGAACTTGAGGAAAGCAAAAAAGTTCTTGTCGCCGCACGCAGCGAGTCTAAACTTGACGAGTGGGATGAACTTCAGAACGAAGTTGACGACATTACTTCGCAGATTGATGAGCTTCTTCAAGGCCGCAAGGTTAGGGAACTTACTAAAAAGCAACGTGCCCGCGTTAAGTCTTTGCAGAAGAAACGTGAACGGACGCTTGAAAAGCAGCAGACCATACAAACAAGTAAGGTCGATCCTCAGGCTGACCGCATGGACAGCCTTATTGCCCAGCAGGAACTTCTTGCGCGAGAGATTCAGGATCAGCAGCAGGTTATTGCTGATGTTATGACTCGCTTGCGTTCTGCGCAAGAGGCACGCAAGATCGGTGGCACTCGCGCTAATGTGATGGATGATGGCACTGAACTTCCTGGCGCTTTCCAGGGTGATGAGGGTGCTATTGCCGCTGCTCTCGCTTCGGCTGACCGCACGCAGGCTGCCACGTTCCAGTGGGGTGCCGGTGCTCGCGCCGAGATGCTGGGTAGCGGTAATGATTTCCGTCGGATGGACCCGTCTAAACTCACTGCCAAGCAGATGGATACGTACTGGTCTGAGTACACTTTGCGGATCAACAACCGTTACCGTACAGATCCCGTAGCAGAGCGAGTTTTGCGTGGCGATGACATTGAGTCAATTAAAAGTTGGCTTGCCACTCCTGAAGGTCTTCGCTACCGCAAGGAACTTAGCGTCAATGGTAGGCAGTTAGACAGCGAAGAAGCTGTTGATACTTACTTGTCTAAGATTGTTGCTCGTTTGGATAACGAGGTTCCCGATGTTGGGGATCTTAGGCAAATGGTTTTGAAGCAGGAGATTTCTAAGGGCGAGTTGATGACTCAACTGGCTGGTAGGGAACTTCCTGAGATTGTTGGTCGTTATGCCGACGAGATGGACATGAATGTTTTTGCTCGCGGCTTTAAGGGTTTAAATAACTGGACCGATAAGGCTATGAAGTGGCTTGGTACTGTTCCTGAGAACAAACTGCTTCGCCATCCTTTTTACAATTCAGTTTATACTGCTCGCCAGCGTGACTTGTGGCGTTTGGCTAGGGATCAAGGCGAAGACATTACTGATCCTCGCGTTTTGGCTCGCTTGAACACCGCTGCACGCTCTGATGCTCTTAAGGCCACTCGTGACACTATGTATACGATTGAGCGGTTGAGTAACGCTGGCGAAATGCTTCGATTTGTTTCACCGTTCTTCCCGGCTTACGAGAACGCTATGAGAGTGTGGGGACGCATCGCGTATCAGCGCCCGCAGGTGTTTGCTGTCGGCAACATGCTATGGAACATCCCGAACAATCTTGGTTGGGTTGTTGACGAAAACGGCGAAAAGGTTGAGCGCAGCAACTTCTTGAAGGATGAAGGCCAGTACATTATTTGGCCTGAGCCTATGCAAAAGTTTTTCGAAA